GGCTCAACAAGCACATGTGCGGCAACAAGGGCGGCGAAGCGTTCGAGATGTTTTGTCTCAGCATCCCAGACCAGCACCTCACCCGTTAAGTTGTCACTCAAGCCTTCAGCAAAGTCAGCCTCCCGCGCCAGTCGGATGATGTCGTCGCGGGTCATAGCGTGACCCTCTCAGCCGCCGCGGCCAGGTGCTCCGGCGACAGGTGCGCATAGCGCTGCACCATCTGCGGCGAATGCCAGCCGCCCAGCTCCTGCAGCTCCGACAGCGGGGTCCCGGCCATCGCGTGCCAGCTGGCCCAGGTATGGCGCAGGTCATGGAACCGCAGCCAAGGCACGCCGGCGCGCTTGCACGAGGCCTTCCAGGTGTTGCACCACACGCGGGTGAGATCGCCCCAGACGCGGCCGGTGTGCGGCTCCGGCAGGGCGGCCAGGATCGCCTTGGCCTGGCTGTTCAGGGGCACCAAGATGCGCTGGCCGGCCTTGGCCTCGTCGGCCTCAATAATCACCATGCCGTTTCGCCCGGCGTTCAAGTTCACCTTGTCCCAGGTAAGGTTGAAAACATTAGATCTTCTCAACCCGGTGAGTAAAGCGAAACGGACTGGAGTCCGGTACTTTTCTGGTAGAGAGTCGACCAAAACCTCGGCCTGCTCGCGTGTCAGAAACGCGACGCGGCGCTTGGGCTCGGCCTCAGTGCGCAGCACCGGCGCGCGGTCAATCCACTCCCACTCGCGCTCGGCCGCGCGTAGCACGGCGCGGATGAAAGCGCGGTAGCGGTTGCGGGTGGCCGGCTTGACGTCCTGCGGCAGCATCTCCTCGATGTCGTCGCGGGTGATGGTGGACAGCTGGCGATCGCCCAGCTTCGGCAGGAAGAAGTTGATCTTGTCCTTGTCCTCCTGGATCGACTTCTTGTGCGCGCGCTCCACCGTCCAGCGGGCGCAGGCCTCACGAAAGGTTTTCTTGGGCTTGGCCTTGAGCATGCGGCCCTGCCAGAGCTCGGCGCGCCGGATGTCGTACAGGGCCTGGGCCTGCTTCTTGTCAGTCGTCTTGAGCGACTCGCGGATGCGCTGGCCGTTGATCTGGACGTCGATCCAATAGGTGTCGTTGCGGAGTTTGAGGGTCATGTCGTGGGTCCTTGCTGTGTTGTTGTGGTGAGATTGTCTCAACAGCATAGGGGTCTGTCAACAGTATTTCCTGGCACAAAACTAGGGACTTGACCTACCCCAATGAGCAATCAGCGCCGCCTCAGCCCGGCCGTCGTCCTTGGCCCGCTTGAACAGGTCGGCCTTGTCGGGCCAGAGGTTGGCGGCCATGGCCCTGGCGCCGTCCTTGCCCGGGTTCAGCTTTAAGTCGCGCTTCCACTTGGCCGGCGCTACCAGGTCGACCGGCACCTTCATGCCCGCCAGCACGCCGCGGACGATCCCCAGGGCCTCGCCAAAGGCAAACATGGAGGTGACGCCCTGGCCGGGCATCGCGTTCACCAGCTCGACCACAGCGCGGGCGTCGTCGGCATAGAACGCGAGCTCGGACTGAAGGAACACAGGCGACACCCGTCGCTTGGTCTTGCCGCCGACCTCGAGCTCGGTGACCGGCATGTCGATGACGTCGATCAGCTTGCCGGTGTCGGAGCTGATGATGGCGATCGCGCCGCTGGCGCCTGGGTCGATGCCGAATATGTACTGGCTCATGTTGCTTGGTCCTTCTGACGCGGTAGGGGGCCGCGCTTTGTTTCTTCGATGCGCTCGACGGTGGTGAACCTGTGCAGGTTCGCGCACTCGTAGCGCCGGCGCTTGGTGCCATCGGTGCGCTGTCGTGTCTCGCGCACCTCGGTCCAGGCTTCGCAGTGCGGGCACTTCATCTGAACAGCTGAATGAATGAGTTTGTGTAGTCGCGCCACATCTCGCCGCGCTTGATGCGGCTGACGGTGGTCTGTGTGATGCCGTAGTCGCTGGCGATCTTTCGCTGCGCTCGTGTGTCGTCGCGGATCTTCTGCACGATCTCCGGCGACAGCTTGGCGCTGGCACGCCTGGCCGCGGCCACGCGCTGGCGCCTGGTCGGGTGCATGTACTGCACGTTGACCTTGTTGGTCCGCTTCTGCAGCGTCGTCTTGGTCATCACGACGATGTGGTCGGGGTTGACGCAGAGGTTGTTGCCGCACTTGTAGGTGGCGACCTTGCCCTCGATGTTGTGGCCCATGGCCAGCGCCACGACGCGGCGCACGCACATGTGCTTGCCCTGGTAGCGCATCACCGGCGAGCGGCTGCGATGCTGCAGGGCCATCTGCCACTCCCAACAATCACCAATCTCCTCGCACCGCGATCGGATCGACTCAATGGCTTGTGAATAGCTCATCACTTAAAAAAGCAGAATGGTGAAAAGGGTGCCCGTGGCCACGCCCATCAGGTAGATCACGAGCATGCCCAGCAGCTCCATGCCGCCGTCGATAGTCGCGTTCTCGCAGGCCTCTGGTGTGGGGCAGGGCTTGCGGCCCTGGTTGCATGGTCCGGTGCAGCTCATACCTTGCCCTCCATGATTGCCTTGGCCGTCCGCGAGCGCTTGGCGGCCGCTTCCTTTTGCGCCTTGGTCGTCGGCTTCGTCGGGATCGCGTCCAGGTCGTCCGACTCCATGTCCATGATCGAGCCCACGGTCTTGGGCGCGAACACCTCGCCGCTGGTGATCTTGGCGCCAGGGAACTGGTCCTTGAACTCGGACATCTCGCCGATCAGCGAGCCTGGGCAGCGGTGCAGCTCCTTGCTTGAGAACACCGGGCCCTGGTCACTGCAGCCCTCGGGGCCGTTGGTGAACAGCTTGCCCGTCTCGGTGTGCCGGTACACGACGAAGTTCTCGCCACCGTCCACCGGCTCCGCGTAGGGCAGCAGGCCAGGGATCATGAGGTGCGTGTTGCAGCCGGCGCGCTGCTCCGCGTCGGAGATGAGCTCGCCCTTCATCGCGCAGCGCCACTTTGCGTCGTGGATCGGCGTGGAGTGGCAGCAGGTGCGGCAGTTGGGCTCGCCGGCCTGGCCACCGTGGCAGACCTTCCACATCGAGCATTTCTTGCACTCATGGTGGTCTGGCTTGGTGCTGATGCGGTAGGGCGGCTGCGGTGAGTCGAGCAGGCGCTGGGCGCGCTCAATCAACTGGTCGAACCGATCGCGGTCGAAGTGGACCCACTCGGTGTAGACGTCGTCGGTGTCCTTGTTGACGGCCATGTACAGCGCGCGGTCCAGATCCATCAGCCCCATGTAGACCGTCATCTGGTCGTAGTGCTGCGGCTTGCTGGCCTGCACGCCCTTGTTCACGACGTCGTTCCAGGACTTGTTGGAGTGCGTCTTGAACTCCAACACCGCCGGCGTCTTGGGCCCCTCTGGCAGGCCCTTAGCCACGCCGTCCAGCGAGCCGCCGAAATGCCCGTTGCATGTGCTCACGCGCCACTGGTCGCCGGTGGCAGGGTCGGTGTCCCAGACCTCGGCGCCGATGCCGCGCAGCTCCTCAATCAGGCGCGACTCCTCACGCACGCCGGTGTTGAACAGTCGCAGGATGCGGCCCTTGAACTCCGGCTTCATGGCCCAGCGCCAGGTCAGCCAGATGTAGCGGTCGCAGACGTGGCCGATCAGGCTGGCCCCCATGTGGGGGCGGTGCTCCTGCGGCTTGCTCTCATACCACCGCACGATGGCGGCGCTGGTGGTGTGAGGATCTTCAGGCAGCGCCGCCATGTTCAAGCCCCTACAGGAACCGTCACGGGCTCCTCCTCACGCGGCCACAGCATCAGCTTGGTGGCCACGGCGCCGGCCTCGATCAGCTCGTACTCTGTGTACGTTTTGGCGCTTCGCCTTGGATAGCCGGGCCCGACGTAGACCAAGGGCTCGCCGTACTTTGGCACGTAGGTGATGTCGTCGTACACATACGCTGTCATTTCCTCAACGGGTGCGGAATGTTGTTTGTTGCTCATGCTCAACCCCAAGGACGTGCTGACTTTGCGGGGGCAGCGGCCGGTGCCGGCCTGGCCGGTGCTGCAGGCTTAGCCGCGGGGGCATCGACGGCCGCGCGGTAGCCCCAGATCACGTTGCTCGTCGGGTCCTTCTTGTTGATGCCGACCTCAGCAATAAAGGGCGTGTCGTGCATTTCCTTGCTGTCCTTGACGTTGTCCAGGTGCAGCGCCATGCACAGGCGGGCCAGCTGCTCCTGGGCAATCTTCACCGTCTGCTGCGAGGGGTTGTTTAAGTTCAGACGCTCCCAGTGCCGGCGGCCCGAGTGCTCGCCGCCGATGACCTGCATCTCAAGCTCCAGGTACTCGCCGTTGCCGCTTTTGGTCGGCTTGCTGGCCGACGCGGTAATCATCATTTCGTAGTCGCCCGCGGGCAGCGGATCGAAGGTCTTAGGGGCGCGCTCCTCGAATTGAATTTCAGATGCTTTGAAGTTCAGTGTTGCCATGGTTCCAGTTCCTTTTGGTTTAGGCGTTTTGAGATGCGGACACAGCCGCGGCGAATGCCTCCCAGTCGAGGGGCATGTTCTTCAGGCCGAATCGATTGCCGCCCATGTGGGCAGGGTGCGGCTCGACGTGAAGGATTCGTTTGCCCGTTGTGCGGGCCTTGGTTTCTTTGTTGCCGTAGCCGGCGTCCGACTCGGTGGTGACGATCTGGTAGTTGGCCCAGCCAATGACGTCGGCCCACTCCTGCACCAGGGCGCCGGCGCGGTCGTGCAGCTTCAGGACGTACTGGTCGTACCCGTCGTGCAGCGGTGACTCGAAGCGCTTGATCTTGTCGTGCGCGATCAGGATCACGGCCATGTTTCGCTGAGCGCGCAGCTCCTCGAAACCCTGCAGCAGCGTGCGCCACTCCTCGGCCGCGGCGATGTAGCCCTTGCCGTAGCCCGCGGCCTCGATGCTTGCCCACTTGTTCTGTGTACACACGTGTGTGTGTACAAGCGGCTCCAGCCAATCGAGCGAATCCAGGAACACCGTCTGGTAGTCGTGCTCCTCGTTGAGCAGCGTGCCAATGGCCTGGTAGACGTCGGCCAGGCTGGTGGCCAGGGGGAAGGCGGCCGCGTCAACCGCGTCGGCGCCGTCCTCGGTCAGTATGCCGATCGCGCTGGGCGCGCTGGCGGCGAACGTCGTCTTGCCGATCTTGCCGGGACCGGCGATGACGATCTTGGGCGCGCGCAGCCTCTTGGTGCGGCGAATGGATGAAAGGTCAAAGGCCATGTGAGTGTTCCTCGGTTTGTTGCAATGCTTGGGCGCCCTTCTGCTCAAGCTCTTTCTGCTCTTGGTACATGCGGTATCGGAGCTGGATGACGTAGCGGTCGCGGTAGGAAAAAAGCGGCCTGATCGGGTCATCCAGCGTGCGGTCGTCGAGCAGTGCTCGTCGCGTCTCGTCAGCGCTTAGGCCGATGAGGTGCGCGTACTCCCTGAACGGCGACTCGTCGTCGAACAGAAACCAGATGCTTAGCCCGGGGTGGTGGTCTTGGTTGTCGATGTTGCGGTAGCGCTTGATCTCGCGCTGATTGATCGGCGTGCGCGCCTGGTCGATAGCGTCTGCAATCACTGTCTCAAGCAGGCGGGCGCATGCGGCCGTCTGCGGGTCGACGCCTGGTCGGGTGGATACAAGGTCAAACATGGTGCTGGCCTTCAGTCGTTGATCTCGTTATTGGCCCGCACGCGAGCCCTGATCTGCGCGTCGCGCTGCTCCATCTCCTCCTTGCGGCGGCGCTGCTCCTCGTCCCACACCTTGCGGTGGTCGTCGCTGATGCGCGCCTGGTCCCACAGGCGGT